GATGAATCCATGGGATTCATGGAAGGTCGTCGCATCACACGTGAATATGTTGAAAAAGTAAGCGACGGACACGGCGCTGAAAAGAAAGGTGCTGCTGAAGGCGGTATCGCTGGTGCTAACACTGGCGAAAAAATGCCTACAGGCGTAAATGCTAAGAGCCCAGTAAGTTCTGGTTCTGGTAAGCCAACAACTGGCGCTAATGCTAAAAATATCCTAGGTGATATGAAAGCTGGCGAAGGTACAAACGTTGGTACAAAGCCTGCTGGTAAAGTTGGCGGACTTGTAAAGCAAGGTGGCGACTTTGTTCCTAGCGGTACAAAGAACGTTGCTAGCAGTGCAAGTGCTAAAAAGCCAGACGGTGCAGCATTAACCGCAGTTAAGGGCGGCCACGGCGCTGAGAAGAAAGGCGCAGGTCCTGGTCCAGTAGGTTCTGGTACAGGTGATAAAGCTGGTCAAACTTCTGTAAGTTCTGATAAACCTTTCCTAAAGAAGCTATAATTAGAGAAACTGGATGCAAAAACTAGCTTATCTACGCGAACATCTAAGTTTTGATCAGGCTCAAGCCGTTCTTGAAAGCGATGACAAGGACGGTAAAAGTCTTTATCTTAAAGGTATCGCTATTCAAGGCGGTATCCGTAACGCAAATCAACGTATCTATCCTGTAGATGAAATTGAACGTGCAGTTAAAACTTTAAATGATCAAATACAAAATGGTTACAGCGTACTGGGCGAAGTCGATCATCCAGACGATCTTAAAGTGAATTTGGACCGTGTATCCCATATGATTACTAATATGTGGATGGAGGGTCCTAATGGTTATGGAAAGATGAAAATCCTTCCTACACCGATGGGTAATCTTGTTCGTACCATGCTCGAGAGCGGAGTAAAACTTGGCGTAAGTTCTCGTGGTAGCGGCAATGTTAACGACATGAACGGCCATGTGTCCGATTTTGAGATTATTACGGTAGACATAGTTGCCCAGCCTAGTGCACCCGGCGCATATCCTACTCCTGTTTATGAGCATCTCATGAACACAAGGGGTGGATATCGCGCATTTAAGGTTGCACAAGAAGTTAAAGAAGATCCAAAGGCCCAGAAGTATATTAAGGAAAGTCTCCTTAATATTATTAAAGGTCTAAAATAAGCCCGAGGAGAAAAAGTAATGTTGGACGCATTCAAACAGTTAGTCGAAAGTGGAGCAATTAGTGAGGACCTAGGTTCTGAATTGCAAACTGCTTTGGCTAATAAAATTCAAGAGAATCGCGACCAAGTCACAGCTGAACTTCGTGAAGAATTTGCACAAAAATACAGCCATGACAAACAAGTTATGGTTGAAGCAATCGACAAGATGTTAAGCGAAAGATTGGCCGCAGAAATGGCCGAATTGCATGAAGACAAAAAAGCTCTGTCCGAAGCACAAGCAGCATACCGCACACGTATCGCTGAAGATGCTAAGAAACTAGAAGGTTTTGTAATCAAACAATTAGGTAAAGAATTAGTAGAGTTCCAAAGCGATCGTAAGAAAGTTAGCGAGAACTTTGCTAAACTAGAGCAGTTCGTAGTACACGCTCTAGCTAAAGAAATCCAAGAATTTGCCACTGACAAGCGTGATCTAGCTGAAACTAAGGTTAAACTAGTTCGCGAAGCTAAGAGCAAGTTTGAAGAGATTAGATCCAGCTTTATTAAGCGTGCTGCTAAGGTAGTTGAAAGTACAGTTACACAAAAGTTAACATCTGAAATCAAGCAATTGAAAGAAGATATTGACGGTGCTCGCAACAACGACTTTGGTCGCCGTATCTATGAAGCATTTGCCCAAGAGTTCGCAGGTTCTTATCTAAACGAAAAATCTGAAACAAGTAAATTGTTAAAGATTATTCAGAAGAAAGACCAAGAACTTGCTGAAGCAAGACAAGCTGTAACAGAAAAATCTACAATCGTTGAGTCCAAAGAGCGCGAACTACGTGTTCAGAAAGACCTAATGGAGCGTAAGGCTGTTATGGCCGAGCTGTTAGCACCACTAAGTGCTGACAAGAGAGAGCTGATGAATACACTTTTAGAGTCTGTACAGACTCCTAAGTTGAACGCAGCTTTTGACAAGTACCTACCCACAGTAATGGAAGGTGAAGTTAAAAAGGCTCCTGCCAAACAAACTTTAACCGAAAGCACTGAAGTAACTGGTAATCGTGAAACCAAGCCCGAGGTAGGCTTAGACAATATTGTTGACATCCGTAAATTAGCGGGTTTAACAAAATAATTCAAGGAGACAAAAAGAAATGTCACAACTTTTAAATGAAAGATGGTCAGAGACCAAAGAAGCTCTGCTTGAAGGCCTACAAGGTAACCGTCGTGCTTCTATGAACGTATGTTTAGAGAACACACGCAAGCACTTGGCTGAAAGCGCAACTGCTGGTGCAACAAGCGCTGGTAACGTAGCAACACTAAACCGTGTTATTCTACCAGTTATCCGTCGTGTTATGCCTACAGTTATTGCTAACGAAATCATTGGCGTACAGCCAATGACAGGACCTGTTGCACAGATCCACACACTACGTGTTCGTTATGCTGACAACAGCAACGAAGTTACCGCTGGTGAAGAAGCACTAAGCCCATTCAATATCGCTCGTGCTTATTCTGGTAACGACGACGCTACAACACCAAAAGCTAATACAACTGCTGCCCTAGAAGGTCAACCAGGCAAGCGTATGAGCATTCAAATCTTGAAGCAGACAGTAGAAGCCAAGAGCCGCAAACTAAGCGCTCGCTGGACCTTCGAAGCTGCACAAGACGCTCAAGCTCAGCAAGGTATTGACATCGAAGCAGAAATCATGGCCGCTCTAGCTCAAGAAATTACAGCTGAAATCGACCAAGAAATTCTAGCTTCTCTACGTGCACTAGCTAGCGTAGAAGAAACATATGACCAGTCATTAGTTTCTGGTACAGCTACATTCGTTGGTGACGAGCACGCTGCTCTAGCTATTCAGATCAATCGCGTAAGCAACTTGATCGCTCAGCGTACACGTCGTGGCGCTGGTAACTGGGCTGTTGTTTCTAACCAAGCTCTAACAATTCTACAGAGCGCAACAACTTCTGCTTTTGCTCGCACAACAGAAGGCACATTTGAAGCACCTACAAACACCAAGTTTGTTGGTACATTAAATGGTTCAATGCGTGTCTATGTAGATGCATATCTAAGAGACGACAATGACAATAACCAAGTTCTATTAGGTTATAA